ATAGCTTTATCTATATGACCAATAATATCACCAATATCGTTGCAAGTTTCTATCTGTTGTTTTACAAAGTCGACACTTTTCTTAACTAATGCCAATCCAGTAAGGATTGTAACTGGTTCAACCATTATTCTTTTCAATAAATCGGTCTAGCTTTTGCTCTATGCGAATAACCAGTTCTTTGATCTCCTTTGTTTCATTTTTAAGTTCTAGCTTTGTTGCATAATCTTCTCTAGTTCTGTTTAATAAAATTTGCAACCTTTTAACCTCTGCAAACATTTTACCAAACGCCCACCCAAAACCAGATGCAATAATAGTTAGTAGAAAATTCCAAACTATAAAAGGGTCAATAGTCACTAGAAACTCCTAAACTTTGCTGGTCTACCTCTTTTTTTCTTTTTTCTTTTAAATAAATTTTTAATTTTACCTAAGATATTCTTTAACTGTTTTATCATTTGTCCACCTATTTATTCTAGCGACTGTATCAACACTTTCGTCTTCTTTATAAGTATCTTGATACAATTCTTTAAATTTTTTCATTGTTGTTACACCTTTAACTGCTGTTTCAA